CCACTTGGCTGTGACTGTGCTTGGTTTTTGTGTGGCATGTTTTACAATTTCTAATGCATCCTTAACGCCTTGGGTACCACGACGGAACACTAGATCTTCAAGATGTTCAATGCCTTTGGCTCGACCACCAACACCGGCTTGTTCTGCTTCTACCAGAGCAACATAACCACGATTCACAATGCGATCACGCAAGCGAGCCAGGAAGTTGACGTCACTTTCGGCCACACCCATTTCGGGTTCTCGAACACCTTCACGTGCAATGTGATCACGGAAGTCGGCCAGTTTGGCATCACGATCAGGATCCATGGCCAAGGCCTTATAGATGCTTTCCACAGTTTTTAAATTCTGACGATTTTTAAAATTTGGACTCAATAAGATGCCAGCGGCTTCGTCTGGATCCATGGTAATCACGCCATCAGTCTGACGACTGATGATACCTTTGGCCGATGCTTTGAGTCCCAGTGCCTTGGCAATGCTTGACATCAAGATGTTACGATACACTCCTTTGTAAGCACTTCCAGTACCACCACCTAGCCAAAATGTGCCCCATTCCATGTTGGGCATGAACATGAAATCTGTTTGCACATATCCAAGAGCAGGATCTCCTTTAATGGGAGTTTTGAAGTGTACCGCTTCTCCTGTGAGTCGGGTCCAGTCCTTGGGGTCTTGATTGTTGCGTTTGGCCCAGGCATCTAGAACACCTTTGAGTTCGGCCTTGGTAGTTGAGTTTGAATCTACTGCAAGATCCAAATCTCCTGAGTCAGATTTTTTGCCAGTTGAACCCAGCCATTTAACCGGAACACCGTCTTCATCACGATCCTCTGACAAGTCAAGTCCTGTGACTTTTTCCAACCATTGCACTGTGCCCGGAATTTCTGATTGTTGAATGCGACGAGTGACCGGCTTGCCATCAGCGTCTTTAAATACGTTTCCGCCTTCTAGTAGATTCATGGTCATTGGATCCAACCGTTTTCTTTGCCAACTTTTACGTGTTGTGGATCTTGATAATTGAATATTTCCCAACTGGGTTTGCCGGGCAGTTTGATCTCCAGTTTGCCGGTACTTTCGTTTTTTCGAATATCTGCATTTCCACGAGATGTAAATGTCAAGAAGTTTTGTGCAGGTGCAATGCCATCTCGTACCAGTGCTTGCCACAGCGGAGTTAGTGCTTCGCCCTTGACTCCTTTTGTGGTTTGTTCCCAGATTTGTAATAGACTTTTTGTAATGGCTGTTTTGATAATGTCTGCTTGCTCGATACTATCTGTATCCACAGTGGTATCGCCCAACTTGTTGTAATCATAATCACCACGTGGATAAATGGCTCCATTGACCATTTTGTATAACTCTTGTTTGAGAGCATGCTTGGTAGGCTCGTCCAACAGTTTTATATCAGTAACCGGAGCACCTGTTGTGGAATCTTTGCTTTGTGCCATGTACTTGGCCACAGTTTGTGCCCAGGCTTTGGACATGGTGCCCATCATGGTAGACACCAATGCGGCGTTGGCCTTGAATGCTGCCAATTCATCATTGGCACCTGACGATTGTTGATATGCACTGGCATCAGGTGCCGCAACACCAACTTTGCTCAGAGCCGAAGTCAGTCCGGTGGCTAATCCTGCTCCGAATCCTGCTTCGGATAATTTACGTTTGGTTATCTCATGAATCTGCATGGGTTCTCCTGACAGATCGTGAAAACTTGCCGGCATCTTTGGTGCGTATGGCATTGAGTAATTTGCGTGTGAGATTTTCTGCTTGCTCTGTGCCAAACTCTGATTCTATTTGTTCAATCAAGCGTATGGCACTGGCAATCACATTGTCGGCTCGGGTTTCAATGATCAAGCGTCTATCACGCTCCACATACATTGAATCAAGTTCTTCAAGTAAACTTCGGGTCTTTTTCTGCATTCGATCTGGGCCTTTGGATTATTTAGTGCATTACAGGTCTTAATAAATATCTACTATACAGGAATACGCATGACAAGTCAAATCAACCCTAATAATATAGACGGTACATACCCCGTTGCTGGCCAGCCCAATAACACACAGGGCTTTAGAGACAATTTTACCAACATCAAAACCAATTTTCAGATAGCCTCAACAGAGATCACTGACTTGGAAAACAACGGTATTTTCAAAGCTGCGCTGACAGGTACCACACTTGACAACAACATGGCAGACAACTTAATATACGCCGTTAAATTAAATGATGTCAGTCATACCTATCTGCAACAAACTGCCACAGCAGGTGCTATCGCCATCGATTACTCAGCCGCGCAATATCAACTGGTCGCACCCACTGCCAACGTTAGTTTGAGTTTTAGCAATTGGCCTGTGTCAGGCGACGAAGGTGTGATTTACGTTGACGTTCTTGTGACCAATACTGCTTACACTGTCACACTACCTGCCGCAGTCAGTTTGGGCACAAGTGGTATCCAAGGCTATAGTGCCAATGTTATTACATTTGGTGCTACTGGCACATATAGATTTGCATTTAGTAGTGCAGACTCAGGTACCACAATTGTCATCTATGATTTAAATCGTCCGTTGTTGGCCAATGCTGGAACTGGTATTGGGTATGCCACAGGAGCAGGCGGCACAGTAACACAAGGAACAAGTCGCACCACAGGTGTTACACTGAGCAAACGTTCAGGTGCTATTACATTGTTCACTGCGGCTGGTACGTCAGCATATACCAGTTTTACTGTAACCAACACATTAGTAAGTGCAACTGATGTAATCATTGTGAATCAAAAGTCAGGTACCAACATTTACGAAACATTTGTCAGTGCCGTTGCTGATGGCAGTTTTAGAATTACATTCTCTGCCGCTAGTGGTACAGCATCAGATGCGCCTGTATTTAACTTTGTAGTAATTGAAGGTGTTGCGGCCTAATACATGGATACTTTTTGTGTACTGCCTTGGTTTGGCAGAGAAATAGGTTACAATAAACATCAAACCCATTGCTGTTTACTGCCAAAGGACTATGATGTTGAGAAAATAAAAACCGAGATGTTGGAGGGTAAAAAACCACTCGAATGTCAAAAGTGTTGGAATCTCGAAGCAAATGGTTTACAAAGTGACAGAATGTTAAAAAATGCCGCATTGGATTGGTATTGGGATAGAGATTTAGAGTTTATCAAACAAGATGCAATAAAAGAACAAAATAAAATACTCATGTTAAAACTGCTAACCAGTTATACATGTAATGCCACCTGCGTGAGTTGCAATGATTATGCTAGTAGCAGTTGGAGTCAGTTAAATCATAGAATAAATCCTGTTTACAAGATTTCACGTTCTAAGTCTGTGGACATTGACAAAATAAAGCAAAAAATCAATTTTGCCGAACTCAAAATGCTCAGTCTTATTGGCGGCGAGCCTTTGTATGAAAAAAAGAATTTTGAATTGCTTGAGCACTTGCTGGAACTGGGCAACGATACTGTATTTTTGAGCATGGTAACCAATGGCAGTGTTGCCTTGTCTGATTATCAAAAAAAAGTATTGGCCAAATTTAAAAATTTAAATTTTTGTGTCAGCATTGATGGAACTGGTGCTGTATTTGAATATTTGAGATTTCCACTGAAGTGGCAAAATCTAAATGAGAATTTGAAGTTTTTTCGTGCTATAACCGATAATGTAAGTTCAAATTATACCTTGAGCAATTTAAACATATTGTATCATAATCAAACTGTTGAGTGGTTCAATCAAAATAAAATTCCTTATAGTAATAATCCTGTTTATTTTCCATCTTGGATGCAACCTCGTGCATTACCCCAGCACGTTAAAAATCATTTAAGAGAAATACTTTCAACAGTAGATTTTGATACCTACATCGGGGCAGACCATACCGATCAAGATCAACATAACTGGCAAGAATGTTTGCAACAACTGGCCCAGCAAGATGCCGCAAAAGGCATCAAGTGGCAAGAGTACTTGCCCGAATTATTCCAAATTACGAACTTTTAATTTGTCCCAGCAGTTGTTTTAGTTTTGCACTTTGAACATCTGCCGTGATCTTGGGTGCTTCTAGGTCAAAGTCTTCCCGGGGTTTCGCCCGTTCCCAAGGTGGTGAATCAGTTTCGGCCTCTGCTGGCTTTACTTGACTTCGTGCTTTGATTGAGTCCATGATACTGCTCTGGGGTTTGTTATATCCAGTTCCTTCATCTCCACCCTCGTCTGTGATACGCATGGTTTCGATGTTGTATTCCAAATCAATCTTTTGTCCAACGCCTGTTGAACTACGACTCTTCATACATTGTATCTGATACTTGCCACGCTCTTTCATAGCGCGACTTGTAAAGATACCAAACACGTTGTCAGCGGTATTAATCTTTGAAATACCACCCGAAATATGCGAGTGATCAAACTCAATCTCTTCCACAGCACTACGATTCAACTGACTTGCTGTGACCATTAACACGCCCAGTTCTTTGGCCAAGTTACGCAATTCTTCACTCACATACTTGTCTTTAACAAACAAGTCGTTGGGACTGACTTTGGCGCTCACCGGCATCAGCAAGTCCAAGTAGTCAATCATCATAAAGTCTACTCGGATACCTGTTTGGATCTGTACTTCTTTGACATAACTACGGATATCATTGATGTTACTTTGTGCCGGCAATGCTTTCACACGATACTGGCCAGACTTTTTAGCAACCAGTTTAACTTTGAGTTCTGTTGTGTCAATGTCCTTGCGAATATCTTTGGTGCTCATGTTAGTCAGCATAGCATCTGTTCGCAAACTTGTGAGTTCTTCACTCAATTCTAGTGTGATGTACACCCCACTCAGTCCTTGTTGCAACCAGTTTAGTGCAATATTCATCATCACGAGACTCTTGCCTGATCCTGATCCACCGGCAAAGATGTTTAGTTCACCGCGACTGAATCCGCCATACAACAATCTATCCAGTTGCGGCCAGCCTGTTGATACTTGGCCGCCCGAGTTGAAGTATTTGTTAATGCGAGCCGCAGGATCAGCAAAGTAATCCGTACCCATGTCTTTAGTAAGTGATATTTGTACTGCATCTTTGATAAGTTTTTCAACGGGCTCAAACTCGCCCTTCTCCAGCAAGTCTGCTGATTTTAAAATTGCACGTTCTAGTTCTTGACGTTTGGTAAATGATTCAAACTCACCCATAAACCAATCAAAGTGCCCTTCATTCAAATCTGGCACCGGGGCAAGTTTAACGCCTGTGGTTGCAGAAATCTGTGACCTGTCGGGCATGGTCTTGTGCTTGTCTGTGTGATCTTTGATAAACTCTGCCGCGGGTCTTAAACTTCGATCAAAGTTTTGTGGGTTGTAGATGTTTTGAACACGCACATAACTTGATGCGTCTTCTAGCATCATCTCTAGGAATAATCGTTGGACATCAAGTCCGTAGTCTTTTAACAAGTTGCTTCTTCCTTATTTCTATTTTAATTTTACTAGTCTCTCTTGCTTGCATAATAGTTAGCAAGGCTCCTAATTTTCCTAATTTTATCACAGCGTCATTGACGTCTTTGCAACCTTCCGGCCACTCGGGTATGCTCACCGCCCAGCCCAGTTCCACCGCACGTTCAATTAATTCTACACCTGCGACATCTTGATCGGGTACCACAGTAACTTCACGTCCGAGACTGCGAATCAATCTTGCTTGTGCATCACTAATGGTATTGTGCATCACGGCAAGTCCGCCTATGCTTAGAGCATCAAAGATACCTTCCATTACTAGCACATGTTGCCAGTCAGCATGTTGCAAGTCTGTGCCAAACACATAGCCTGGTTGTGAGTGATTGATGTACCGGGGCTGTTTGTCATCCAAGAACCTAGCAGTCCACCCAACCACTCGGTTGTCATATGTAAATGGCACCAACACAAAAGGTCTAACCCAATGAACTCCATCGTTCTTGATAGCAGTCATCATGGGAAAGTCTTCTGGCACACCACGTTGACGAATGTAATCCCAGTACCGTGGAAACTCCGGAGTGATCACTTCCGAGAATGGTGGGAAATCATCTGCTTCTTCAAACTCAATGGCACTGAGTGCATTGAATGTCTTTTGTCGATCCTCCAGTATGCCGTGTATGCTACGATGACGGAGACTTTCAAGATTGAGCATTTCAATCTCGTTGTCGGGCACACCCATCCACGACAATAATCTTCGCGCTTTGAATCCAACTGTGCGACCAAGAATAAAACTGGCTGTGTAGGAACAGTTGAAGCAGTGATAACTCCAACCTGATTCAGTTGCTTTGATACCACCACGTCCGCGCCGGTCTAGACTGTTGCCATTATGGGTGCAACACACTGCATTGAAACTAAGCCAGCCCTGTGGACTGGGTCGTCGTTTCGCGGGTAGGTAAGCAAGGATGTCTAGCATCTGTTGATTATAACAGATTAGTTACACTAGATCAACGATATTGAACGTTTTGTACTCGTCCGTTTGTGAATAGTGCAGTGGCACTTACATTGCTTTGAAATTGAACCGGCAAATATCCCGATCCACCATTGGTCACAGTTACTCCGGCCACGCCGCCGTTAGGATCAATTGTACAGGTGGCAGTTGCACCCGACCCATCACCCAGGATTTCAATCAGGGGTGGCGCCACATAATACACACCTGGATTGGTTATACTAACTGAAGTTACTACGCTATTGGTCACTTGTACAGTGCCCGCGGCACCATAGCCAATTGAGTTGTTGAATGCTAGGCGTAACAAGGGATGGAATCCCACAACGTTAAAGTAATCACTCACAGTTTCGCTAAGATACTGTCTTGACTCTGTAACATTGTACCAAACTGATTCATAGTTCTGAGCGGCTTGTATTTTGACTGTGCCTGTGTAGCCCACAAGATCATACTTGACTGTGGTCAAGCTTGAGCCGTTTGTGGGCATGAAACTGCTGTAAAACTCAGTTGATTGGATAGCATTGATGGGTTGTGGCGTCAGTGCCCAGTCAGGCCATTGTGTTGGTCCTACACCAAAGTAATTGTTCTTGCCGTACATGTCAGGCACAGTGCAAATTGCAGCCGGTATGTGTTGTGGCAATACCGAATCCACAATGTTGCAGTCTGCTCGTGCTTGACTATTGGCATCTGTGTATGCGGCCTGCACATAGTTGCCGGCTGTGCGTTGTATACTGTAACTGGCAGGTTGTGCCTGAATATTGATAGTATCTTCCGTACTCAGCACTACTTTGACTCTGCCTAGTGAAGAACTCAAGATATCCATGGGCTTGGTGATCAGGAGTTCGTCTCCTGTTTGATTTACCACACGGAAAACAAAACTTGAGCCTGCAATATTCACAGGCTTTTGGTCTTGGTTGATAAATTCAAAGAGCAGAACATTGTCCACTCCCTTGTTAATGGTTAATTGTTTTGCGTACACTGGGTCGTACCTCTTTGTAAAATATCCGCCACTGGTGTCTATCAAGAGTACACGGACGAGTTGTTGGTATAGATATGCGGTGGTGGAATACATCCTATATTTAGTTTATCCAAAATTAGCAATCCATAAATAACCGCAATGGGTAATAATATATTTGAAAAGTTGACAGAAAAGTATCCCTTTATAACATTGTGCGTTTACGCCAATGCAGAATATGTGGGTGTAGTGCAAAATAGAGACGATATTGTTACCACTATCTACGACTTTGGTTCCGTCACTGATCAACGGGCTAAATTGCTGTTTTTAGAACTAGCAAGTACTTGGTGGTGGGAGAGCAATCGCTCTATTCCCATAAACATCTTTTTGCGCCAAGATTGGGAACAGTTCCGCTATACGCTACGAACTTTTGTCAACAAAGATCTGGAAATTTTGCACGGTCCTGCTTGCAGTTTGCTGGACATAGTACGCAAGAAAAGCAAACGCAAGTCAATTACTCTTGTGCGACGGATGGACTAGTAAGATTCATGTGTAATGCTACCAAAGCCGCGTAGGAAATGCTATGGCTCTTTTTGAATGTGTAGCCTTTTGATTCGTCACCGTCCCACACATTAGCAAACACTTCAGTCCAAGGACGAGTCTGTAAGTGTGCTTTGCCTGGGCGAATAATAGAGATAAAAGCAGCCATTCTGGGGATTGAATCTGGCTTCATTACTTTGAGTAAATCTGTATAGTTACCCACGTGTACCAGTTGACTAGCCCAAGCATGATCGGTCCATAGTCGTTCCCAGGGCGGAGTTGCAGACAACATGGATTCATAATGTACAGGATCCTTTATCAACTGATACACACTCATGTTCAAAAAGTCCAGTTTAAAATAGCCACGTTGTTCTGCTTCTTCATAATCTATTGCGGCGCAATTATTGATAGGATCTGTAGGAATGCCTGTTACATAGATACCCGAGTTGTGCCGGCGACCGTTGCTTTGTCGTGCAGGAACATGTCGAATCAGTTTTAGCACAGTTTCTCTGTCAGCAAAGTCAATGTCAATATCTGCGCTCATTTGGTATCCACCAATGTCGCTATTATATTTTTGATCATATCAGTGCTCTTGCCTTTTCTAATTCTGGAATATAATTTGCTAACCGGATATCTCTTGACCCATCAAGTTTGTCGTTAAATTCAAAAAATAATTTTAACTTGTTTAGATCCGTACTTTGACGTGTTTGGTAATGTGCTATTATACCATCAATATAACTTTTTAGCAACCTGTCATTTTTATAGCAATTTAAGTTTTGAATTGGTAAGAGTTTCTCAAGTGCCATCTGAGTGTCGGGGAAATCAAAAGGAGACAATAGATCATTTTTTGATATGCAAGATTGAACATGAACCAACATTCCCGGAAATTCCTTATCAAAAAATTCTAGTAGTGTGTATAGTCCAATGACATTGTAAATTGAAACTGTGGTGTTGGTTGAAATAATATGATTATTTTTCTTGATATAGCGCATGTTATTGATAATTTTAGTCCAGTCTGACGGCCATCGAATGTAATAGTTAAGAGGACCTACTCCTTCAAGACTGAATATAAACTGTAAGTTTGAAAACTGTTTTATTTGTTTGCAAAAACGATCACTAAATTTCACCCCGTTTGTGTTGATTGTAAATTCAAAATCAGTTTGTTTTTGATCTATGCAACGATCAAGGAATTCATAAAATTCTGGCATGGCAGTGGGTTCACCGCCGGCCACATAGAGTTTTTTCAGATGGTCAATATTTACTATAGAAAAGTCAGTTCTTTGGTCCAATGGAATTTTGGATATTAAGCCAATTTTTTTATACTCTCGACCAATTAAATGACTACTCTCTGGCGAACACATTCTGCACTGCAAATTGCAGACATTACTGGGTCTAATTTCATAATATGCAGGATGTTGTATATTTTCAAGATCCTCAAGAGATGATAAATTTAATCTATTGGCCCATTCAACTGTTTCTTGTTTTCGAGCACTAAGAATATTTTTTTCTTCAAGTTCATAGCAAGTTGCACAATGTTCCGGAATCATGATACCGTTGATCATTTTGTCTCGAATTTGTTTATAATTTATATTGGTTTTCCAATCAGTCAAGTCTGTCACATGGGTCACAGGAGTATTTGATCTGCAACATACCGTGGTAAACCCATCACTTCGTTGATTGGTCAAAAGTTCTATCCAAGGAAAAAGACAAAAACTTTTATTTGTTTTTACTAAATCTTCAAAAAAATCAATGCCTTTTGTGTATTCAAGATCAAGGAACTTGCCATTGGGCAATTCTTTTATCAGGCTGATAGTCCTATAAAATGCATCTGGATGACTATATTGTATTTTTGGTTGATCTAACATGATCACCTGATCAAACTTTGATGCCAACTTTATCAGTTGTCCATACTCTACATCATACACACTAGAATGGTACCACCCCGGTTGTGTGATTTCCTCAATTGGTCCATTTAGTTCTGATAATAGACCATGACATGATTCATTATTTTCTTTGGCCAACTTTTTAGTTTTGAGATCCGTGTCTATTGTGTTGTTGCCAAGACATAAAATTTTCATTACCATCCTGCCTTATTCAATATATCTTTCACGTACTCTTGGTCTGCTGGATAGTTTGAGAACTTTTTTTGCCAAGCATCTGAATCAATGTAGGGCCAGACCATGGCCACTTGTTCTGTTGTGAGTTCACTCAGGAACTTTTGTCCTGATTCACTATTATAAATTATCCAAGGACTAATACGTCCTGCTGTGACAGCATAACATAGACTATTGGTATTGCCATAGCGCATCCAGTCATGTGCGGGATTGCCTGTTTCCTCTGCCCAACGTATGCTGTGTTCTATTGCACGAGCCAAGGCATCGTCCACTGCTTCCACCCGCAGGTATTCCACAAGATACTCTGTGTAGATTTTGTCACTGCACCAATGGTCAATCTTCTTTTGTGCTTTCAGCAACCAGGTCATGAAACGTGCGGGAGCAATCACATGGGTGTTTACACAATAGTTTCCAAACTTGACAAATGCTCGGTAGTAAGGGCTGTCACAAAAGTCATCGTGTGTTTTGTTTCGGGCTGATCCTTGCATGGTTTCATAAAACTTGATGTATGCCTGGAATCCCATGCGCACACCTGCTTCGTCTCGAGCAAGTCGTCGGCGTTTGGGTTCACACGAATGCACCACGAGTGATGTTTCTTTAATAAATGTTTTCTTGCAATACTCACACGTGAATGTCATTTTTTGTCGGCACCCGCGGCTCTATTGTATGCGTCAATTTCTTTTTGTGTTGTGATCTGTGCCATGACGTCTATTTCATCATCTTTGTATGTGGGATACATGGCCATCAAGGCCTTGCGTTTGGCACTGAGTCCGGCTTCTTTCTTGCGTGGAGCAATCCAGGGATGTCTTGGTGTGCCCATACCGGGACTCACACTTGTGGCCATGAGCCATTGTAATTTAGGATGCCGGCTCACGTTAAAAAAGTGTTTGTTCAGTCGCTCATTACAAGCAATCACATAAAACTCTTGTAGTTCTCTTGACCCTTCTACCGCCGAGCCCCAACGTATCATGAGATAGTTTGAAAACTTTTTCTTTTCTTCTGGGGTCAAGTCATCGTAGAATGTTCTGACCTTGCGATCAAACATTCTCATTTCATTAGCAATGTTCAATTTATCACTCATGTTTTGGTCAGTCGATAGATCATTATAGCATGTTCTAATGCATCTTGTAAAGTGGGATTGGTTCTTGCCGCACGTCGAATTTCGCCCCAAAGTTTGTCCTCCATTATGTGATCATGCAAGGGTCTGCCATCTGGGGTTCTTGAATCGTAGTCTATTTTGTGACCGTTGATGGGATCATAGCCGTAGCCCACTTCAACTCTGGTACTGGGGTCGGCGCCTGACTCACGAGCGTATACCACACCGTTGGCACTTTCGTATATGTAAGTAGCACCTGGCTTGAGTGTTCCCATTACCAAGCCTTGTTATAGTCCACAATCTCGCAGTTACGACTAACATCTTTCACAAAGTACACACAGTCAGGTTCAGCATCGTCGTTCAAGGGCACGGCCAACATCTGACCGTTCTTAAGTTTGGGTGCGTACCAATTGACTTCATGATACACATCCAGGATTTCAATCTCGGGAAAACTGGGCCTGTAACTACTGAGCGGGTTGAATTGAAATACTCTAAAGCCTCTGTCGTTAATTGAAGTCAATGGCAACACTTCCAAGTCACCAATATCGGGTTCGCCAATAAGGATCTGCCAGTCCATGGGCATTTTGAGAGTTTGTGTTCCTATGCGCAACACCAGGGCAGGTGAGTTAAACGATTCTAAAAAGATTAGCGGAATAAAGTGATAGTCTGGTTCTGCTGGATTCGAATTGTCTAGTATGGCAAAACGCATGTCATCAACTTCCTCGGGTAGTTGATTTAGGTCGTAATAGGTGTTGTCTAGTGTTAATATTCTCATAGTGCTATGTTACAGGATTTGTTGCAAAAAGTCAAGCAATTTTCATCCATTCTAGTTTTTCCGCTGAAAAAGGATAGTTGGCTTCTTTGTAGAACTGTTTGCGTTTGGTCAAGTGTCGTTTGGCAAACTTGCAGGTACTGGTAATGTCCCAAATTTGCACATGATCTTTGTCTTCGGCTTTTCTTATACCTCGTCCAATGCTTTGAATAACACGGACAAAACTTTTCCCGGGCTCAATAAGAACCAAATTAAAAATCCTAGGGATATTAATACCCACAGCGGCAACACCATAGGTAGCCACAATAATCTTATCAACACTGTCTGCAACTTCATCATATTCATCTTGTCTATCTTTT